CTTTTTTACTTTTTTATTTTAATTTAGTATATATGTAAAAAAACTTATATAAGAAAACTTAACTATAACCGTAACAACCGTAACTTTGCCGTAAAATCAACGCTTTAGAACCGTAACCCAAAGCGTAACCAACCGTAACTATCTGAAACTGACATGAATGATATTACCTGACTGTTGGAAAATTATGCCATTTTTTGACCGTCCCTTTTTTCCTTGACAGTATATTTTGGTAGTGCAACTGTATCACGCAATTCTTCCATGATCTTATTTTTACCAATTTCATTCAACTTGGCAAACAGTTCAACCAGTTCATACGCACCTGAACCGTAACACTTTTCAAGCAGATCACAAACCCGTTCCTTCTGTTCCAGTTCCTTCCTGTTTATTTCCATTGGTACATCATGCCCCATAAGCCAAGCAACATTGACATTCAAGGCTTGTGCCAATTTATACAGTGCATCTTGCATTGGTTCATATTTACCGTTTTTATATTGGCTGATTTGTGCCTTATCAAGTCCTGACCTTTCCGCAACATCAACCTGTCGTAATCCTCTGATGTTCATTGCTTCAATAAAGCGGTGCTGAAATGTATCAGGCATTAGTGAACACCCCTTTCTTATATATTATTGTTCACCCCCATTATAAAGCAAAGTTAAGACTTTTTCAATCAAACTTGAAAAAAAGTTAAGAAAACTTAAAAATAAGTGTTGACATATCTTTCCACTGGTGATAAGATAAAGCCAAGTTAAGAGTTCTTAACTTGCAGAAACAAAGCAAGTAGGAAGGACACGGGTGAAGCGATAGGGCTACACGCAAGTGACATGGTGGTCAGGCTGCCGGATAGCAGATAGAGCGTGTGAAGAATAAACATGACCCGTCAAAGTAGTTGAAGAAAACAGGAACGGTAGGGCAAGAAAGCACAGTGTACCGCACTATTTGAAGAAAGCGGACAGGCTGAACCAATCGGCACTTTACCCCTAAAACAAGAAACCGTTAAGTGGAAGAATCAACCGCACGAGATGACACAGCACTTTGTTTCACAGGTCAGGAAGTTCCCCGACTTCCTGACTATTTCAAAAAGAACTGTTGCAGCAGTTCCGGGGAAAAGAACCAAGGAATAGGATTTCAGTTCTTTCAAAAAATTGTCTATTGTATGTTGGTCAACAGGTTTTGGTGGTTTTAATGTGAAACCCCGGCGGTTTGAACAGCACCGTTCAAAAAGTTCAATGATGTGTAACAGGTTTTCAGATTTTAATGTGAAATCTGATAAAGGAAAGACACCCCTGATTGTACTAAGGTGTGCTGACAATAGACAACTTTTTGAAGGAACTGGGAAAGGATGAAGGCAATGATTGATTTCATAAAAGATGCGGATTGCACCAAGGAAACACCTGTCAAATTGGGTGTTCCTGATGCACCGATATATGGCAAGGGCATCAAATTGAAACCAAGGGTTGACGGTAGAACTGATTCAGAGCATTTCAAGAAAATCTATTTGCCGGAACTTTTACCACTTGAAGAATATGATCTGATAGTTGTTTTGATTTCCGGCGGTAAGGATTCAGTTGCTTGTTACCTAAAACTTCTTGAACTTGGTGTACCAAAAGAAAGAATAGAGTTTTGGCATCACGATATTGACGGCGGGCATCCTTCAAGGCGTATGGACTGGAAATGTACCCAAAACTATGTAAAAGCACTTGCAGATGCAGAGGGTATCAAGTTAAGGGTTTCATACAGGGTGAATGGTTTCTTTGGTGAATTGTATCGGATAGGTGCATCAGAACCCATTGAATGGATTGACCCTGATACTGGTGAAGTAAAGCAGTGCAAACTTTCAAGCAATTATCTGAAATGCAAAGAACTGAAAGAACAGGCAACAGAGGAAATGGAAGAACTTCTGAAAAAGTACGGTTATAGAATGAAGTTCCCCGCAAAAACTGGTGATCTGTCACGGCGTTGGTGTTCTGCATATCTGAAAATATGTGTTGCAGATACGGTTGTCAGTAATCTTGACCGCCTTGGTGAACTTGAAGAACTGGGTGGTAAAAGACATAAATTCCCCGCAAAAGGTGGTACACATTCAGGGCGTTGGTGTAGTGGTAACTTAAAAGCAGCGGTTCAGGACAGTGTGACAGCCAATCTTGAAGAAACCAAACGTGACAAGAAAATCTTGATTGTTTCAGGTGAACGCCGTGGTGAATCTGCCGGACGGTCAAAGTACAATGAAATGGAAATACACCGCACCAATGCAGAAGCCAAGGCACACAGAATTGTTCATCAATGGCGGTGCTGCATTGATTATTCTGAAAAGGATGTGTGGGAACTGCTGAAACGGCATCATATAAACCCACACCCATGTTACAGGATAGGTTGGAACAGATGCAGTTGTATGATGTGTATATTTTCAACACCCCGGTTATTTGCCGGAGTAAAAGAACTTTTCCCTGATGATTATGCTGCACTAAGGCATGATGAAGAAGTTCTTGGGTTCACACTGGATAACAAAAAGAATCTTGATGAATTTATCGGTGATACACAGTCTTGCGTGTGTTGGAAGGATAAAGCAGCAATACATTCAATACTTACTGGTGAGTTCAACACAGATGACATATACACAAATGATTGGAATTATCCTGTTGGTGCATTTCATGGTGCTGACGGTGGTTCATGTTAGAAAGAAGGTGGTTATGTGAAGAAAATAGTTGCAGCATGGATTGAACAGATTCTTGAATTTCCAACCAAACTTGAATACCTTGCGTACATAGAAAGCCTGAAAAAAGGCAAACCGCAGAAGTTCAAGGAAACATCATTTGAACAGTTGGAATCAGGGGTTGTTAGAATAACGATCAGGAAACAGTATAATAACAATGCGTTCCCTGATGATGAAAAGGAAGGTGAAGAAAGTGTTTGATTATTCAAAGTTAAGAGGAAAAATCAAGGAAGTGTTTGGAACACAGGCAAAGTTTGCTAAAGCAATGGGAATGTCAACCGTGACATTATCTGCAAAATTGAACGGAACAGTTCAGTTCACTGCACCTGAAATGAACAAGGCGTGTGAAGTCCTTGGTGTTTCGGTGGAATTTATTCCACTATATTTTTTTACTGAAAAAGTTAAGACTTCTTAACTCAAAGAAAGGATAGGTGATAAATTATGAAATTCAGCGAAAAGTTGAAACAGGCTATGCAGCAGTTAGGAATCAATCAGGCACAGGTTGTTGGATTGACCGGGAAAAGTAAGGGGTCAATCAGTATGTACCTGAATGACAAGACCACACCGTCAGAACAGGTTCAAAGTGATATTGCAGTATCACTTGGACTTACCCCTGACTATTTTGAACAGGAAGAAACCCCGGTGACCTTCAAACCTTCCAAGTGTGAAGATGGCATCCCAACCTTGACAGTACATGAAGTTGCTAAGTTGATGCACAAGCACACCAACACAATAGCACTTGGGTTACAACAGGGCGTTTTCCCTTGGGGGTATGCGATTCATACCAGTGAACACCGTTGGTCATATTTCATCAATGCAAAACGTTTTGCAGAAATTGAAGGAATTGCCATATAAGGCGGTGATCTTATGCAGATAGGTGACAAAGTAAAGATCATTTCTTGCAGAAGCAGCAGACTTGAAGGGTTAAGTGGTGTAATCACAAGGGAATACAAAGGTATTTTCGGCGTAATGGTTGAAGGTCATAAAAACAATAACAGTCAATACGGTTGTTACTGGTTAAGAAAAAATCAGATTATTTTATTTGAAATTGAAGAAAGTGAGGATGAAGAAATGTTTGGAGATTATAAAACCGTACAGGTATCTTTCCTGAATGACAATGAAAAAGAACAGGTGTGTATGTCAAAGTACGCAATGTATGACAATTTTGAAGTTGGTGATGTGGTAGTAGTTAAAACAGGGCATCACGGTTTGGCAGTCGCAAAGATTGCAAGTATTGATGACACTGTTTCAAGGGTTGTAAATGGTCGTGAGATCGTCACAAAGGTTGATATGGGTACATATGAAAACCGTATTGCATCAAGAAAACGTGTGTCAGAATTAAAAACTGCTATGGATGTAAGGATCAATAAGTTGCAGCGTATGGCAGTGCTTGAAATGTTTTCGGAGAAAGACCCGGAAATGAAAGCATTACTTGATGAATACAAAGCGTTGACAGAACAGAAAGGTGAGGTACAGAAAGATGGAGAATAAGACAGTTCAGAATGTGGTGCATGGGTTCAAAGTGTTCAGACCTGATTGGACTTGTTCACCTAACGGCAACACTAAACAGTACACTTGCCCCGGAAAATTTGAGGAAGAAGGGGAACTTGATGTTTGCGGTCACGGTATGCACTTCTGTCAGACTGCTGCCGACTGCTTCAATTATTACAGTTTCAACAGTGAAAACAAGGTTGCAGAAGTCATTGCCTATGGTGAGGTAAGAACAGACGGTGACAAGTCATGTACTGACAAATTGGAGATCGTGCGTGAAATCCCGTGGGATGAAGTGTTGCGAATTGTCAATATTGGAAAGAATTGCACGGGTCGCTGCAACACCGGGAACAGGAACACCGGGGACTGCAACACCGGGAACAGGAACACCGGGAACAGGAACACCGGGGACTGGAACACCGGGGACTGGAACACCGGGGACTGCAACACCGGGGACTGCAACACCGGGAACAGGAACACCGGGAACAGGAACACCGGGAACAGGAACACCGGGAACAGGAACACCGGGGACTGGAACACCGGGGACTGGAACAAATCTTCTTTCAATACTGGTTGTTTTAATACAGAAGAACAGAAGATCATGCTGTTCAATAAACCGTCAGATATGACATATCGTGAATGGATAGATTCAGATGCAAGATATTTACTGAATCAGATACCAAAGGATGTTGTTGAATGGGTATATGAAGAAGATATGACTGATGAAGAAAAGGCAGCACATCCAACCTATGAAACAACAGGCGGTTATCTCAAAGTGCTTGATGAATCTGAATGTGGTCAGTTGTGGTGGGGCAGCCTGTCAGACCGTAGAAAGGAAATCATCAAGGCAATACCAAACTTTGATGCTGAAATATTCTTCCAGTGTACGGGTGTCAGGGTAGATGAATGATCTGCACCTTATGCCCCATCAGGAAGATGCACTGAACAGAACTGAACAGTTCAACCGTTGTGCTTATTATCTTGATATGGGACTGGGTAAGACCTTTGTGGGTGCTGAAAAAATGTATCTGCTGAATAATGCTGTGAACTTGGTCATCTGTCAGAAATCCAAGATTGATGACTGGGTTCAGCACTTCAAAGATTATTACCCTGATTACAGGGTGATGAACCTGACCAAGAAAAGTGAAGCAATCAATTTCAGGGCGGTACTTGATACCAAGGACTTATACAACCAAGGTGTTCAAATGATAGGCGTTATCAATTATGAAACTGCTTTCCGGCGGGATTGGTTGCTGAAACTTAAAGATTTCACACTGATGCTTGATGAAAGTTCCCTGATAACCAATGAAACGGCAAAACGGTCAAAGTTCATTCTGAAAATGCAGCCGGAAAGCGTGATTTTATTATCAGGAACACCAACAGCCGGAAAGTATGAACGGTTGTGGTCACAGGTTCAGTTGCTTGGGTGGAATATTACAAAAAAAGCGTTTTGGTCATCATACGTTCAGACTGAATGGGTTGAGAACGGGGACGGTTTCAAACGTGAAGTAATAACCGGGTACAAGCACACGGAACACCTGAAAAAGAAACTTGCAGATCATGGGTGCATTTTTATGAAAACCGCTGATGTGATTGAACTGCCGGAACAGACTGAACAGAAGATATTCTTTAAGGCAACACAGGCGTACAAGTATTTTATCAAAAACAGTTACATCATGCTTGATACCCTGAATATGTGCAAGTTCAAAGATGATTCAGATTATTACGGCACGGATGTGACACCACGGGTTGAACTGGTTGGTGATAACAGCCTGACCAAGATGCTATATGCACGGCAGTTGTGCGGGCAGTGGCACAAGGAAAAACTGGAAGGTTTGCGGGACTTGGTTGAATCAACAGAAGATAGGCTGATTATATTCTACAACTTCACAGCAGAACTTGAAGCAATGCAGAAAAAACTTGCTGATCTGAACAGACCTTATTCAGTTGTGAATGGGTCAAAGAAGGACTTGACCGCATACGATCGGGCAGATGATTCAATCACATTCATACAGTATCAAGCCGGGGCAATGGGTGGTAATTATCAGAAAGCAAATAAGATTATTTATTTCACATTGCCACTTGGCAAAGGGTCATGTGATATGTGGGAACAGTCAAAAAAGCGTATTCACCGCATAGGACAAGCCAAACCGTGCTTTTACTATTACTTACTGGTGAAGGGTACGGTTGAAGAAAGAAACCTTGCAGCGTTGAAAGAAGGGAAGGAACTGACAGATGAATTATTCAAAAATACTTAATTGGATATTTGGAATCATGGCATTTATCGGTGTATTCCTGATAATCGGTGCAGTCGGTGCATCTGACTATGCGGTTGAAATGGGAATATATGAACCACTTACTGCACACCTGAAAGAATACATCATTGGTGCAATTCTGATAATTCCCGGAATCATTTATTTGAAAATTACGGAAAGGGGTGATGAAAATTGAACTATTCAAAGAGCATGAGAAAGTCGGCAATGGTCAAAAGGGTCTTGATTCTGATTGGTGTTGCACTTGGCGTTGGTTTGGTGATTGGTAATGTGTCAGGATATGCCCTGAAAACTCATATAACCGCCAAGGACAAGCAGAAAACAGAAGAACAGACACTTGAACGGTCAAGCACTAAAACCCTTGTATATGGGGCGTATGATGACAGAACTTTTACACAGGAAATTTCCCTTGACTGGGGTGCGGGTGACTTGGACTTCACACCGCTTGACTGCAAGATGCCGGAAGAACAACAGGAATTTACATATTACCTTTGTACCGGATACAACATTGATTTTACCCTTGTCATGGCACTGATTCAGAATGAAAGCAGTTTTGACCCGGCAGTTGTTAGTGAAACCAATGATTACGGTTATATGCAAATCAATCAGATCAATCACCAGTGGTTGACAGATACCCTTGGTGTTACGGATTTTACAGACCCGTATCAGAACATCAGGGCGGGTGTGTTCGTACTTAGAAAACTGTTTGAACGGTATCAAGATACCAATATGGTCTTGATGGCGTACAACATGGGTGAAGATGGTGCTGCCCGGTTATGGGAAAAGGGCATCTATTCAACCGACTATACAGAAAAAATACTGAACTATCAGACACAGTTCAATGAACAGTTGGGTGGTGAATAAATGGCAGCAGAAAAGAATTTTGAAAATAAGGTCAAAGCGTTCCTGAAGGACACCGGGGCGTGGCTGCTGAAATACTGGGGCGGTGCTGCTTATACAAA